AAAGAATATGCATATGAGTATTTAGATATTAGTACGGATGAGAATGGTAAAGTAGCTGTAAAGTCTACGGATAAGCAACCAATTAAAGAGTTTCCTATAAGTAAGAAGACTGAAGATAAAACAGGTTGTTTAGTAGTATGGGAAAGACCTATTGCTGATCCAACGTTTGGTCAGTACTATGCTTCTATTGACCCTGTATCAGAAGGTAAAACAACAACATCAGAATCACTCTGTTCTATTTATATTATGAAAGCTCCAGTAGAAGTTACTAAAGTAACTATGGGAGAAACAGAAACATACATAGAACCAGATAAAATTGTAGCTGCATGGTGTGGTAGATTTGATGATATTAATAAAACTCACCAGAGACTAGAACTAATTATAGAATGGTATAATGCTTGGACAGTAATTGAGAATAACATCTCATTGTTTATCCAGTACATGATATCTAGAAAGAAACAAAGATACCTTGTACCTAAGAGTCAGATATTATTCTTAAAAGACTTAGGAGCAAATGCTAACGTATTTCAGGAATATGGTTGGAAGAATACAGGTACCTTATTTAAAGCTCACCTATTAAGTTATACTATTGAGTACTGTAAAGAAGAACTTGATGTAGAAACTAAAACAGATGGTACTGTAGTACGTACTAAATATGGCATAGAACGTATTCCAGATCCTATGTTGCTAAAAGAAATGCAAGAATATGCTGATGGAGTCAACGTGGATAGACTCGTATCATTTGCAGCCTTAGTTGCATTCATGAGAATACAGCAAGCTAATAGAGGTTATTCTAAAAGAGTCATAATGGATGATGCTTCTAAAAACTTGCAAAAGTCAGAAAATTTGTTTAAATTAAATAGAAGCCCTTTCCGCCATATGGGACAGGGTAGAGGACCGTTAGGTGGTGGTATTAATAGATCTCCATTTAAAAATATTAAATAAAAGATATGCAAGTATATAACGCCCTTCAGTTAAAAAAAGGAGCCAAAGCTGAATACAACAGAATAGGTAGTATTACCCAGCCTTTGCAATTTATTCCAAGTAAAGAAAAGGATGAAGAGTGGGCTGCATGGAATTTAGATTGGCTTGAGTGGCAAGGATTAAAACAGATCCGTAAGAATGCCCGCAGATTAATGAAGAATTACAAACTTGCAAAAGGTATTATAGATAGAACTGATTACATTGTAGAAGAGAATAATGAATATAGAGACATTGTAGAGACATTAGTAAAAGATGATGTATCTGCTTTAGAACTAAAGTTTTATCCAATTATTCCAAATGTTATCAATGTTCTAGTAGCTGAATTTGCTAAGAGATCTACTAAGCTTACATATAGAGCAGTAGATGAATATTCTTACAATGAATTGTTAGAACAAAAAAGAGTAGCCATTGAAGAAGTATTGCTTCAAAATGCTGCTGCAAAAATTCAAGCACAACTTCTTGCACAAGGACTTGATCCTAATTCTGAAGAAGCTCAACAACAATTAGCACCAGATAATCTTAAAAGTCTACCTGAAATAGAGGGATACTTTAAAAAAGATTATAGATCAATGATTGAAGAATGGGCTACACATCAGCATAAAGTAGATGTGGAAAGATTTAAAATGGATGAGCTAGAAGAAAGAGCATTCAGAGATTCACTCATTACAGATAGAGAATTTTGGCATTTCCATATGATGGAAGATGATTACCAAGTAGAACTATGGAATCCAGTAATTTGTTTTTATCATAAGTCTCCAGATGCTAGATATATTTCTCAAGCAAACTGGGTAGGTAAAACAGATATGCTTACAGCATCAGATGTTATTGATAAGTATGGTTACCTAATGAATGAAGAACAACTTGTTGCATTAGAAGCTATTTATCCAATTAGATCTGCTGGCTATAATATTGGTGGTCTACAAAATGACGGATCATTTTATGATGCTACTAAGTCTCATGAATGGAATACAAATATGCCATCTCTTGCTTACAGACAATACACTAGCGCAATGGCTGGATCTGTATATGATGGAGGAGATATCATACAACAAATACTTTCTGAAGGAGAGGATTATGTAAACAATGGTGTTGCATATCTTTTAAGAGTAACAACATGTTATTGGAAGTCTCAACGTAGAGTAGGCCACTTAATTAAGATTGAAGAAAGCGGTGAAGTTATTACTGATATTGTTGATGAGAACTATAAGATAACTGTTAAACCACAATATGATACAAGACTCTTTAAGAATAAACAAAAAGAGAATCTTGTTTATGGAGAACACATTGACTGGATTTGGATTAATGAAGTTTGGGGTGGTGTAAAAATTGGACCAAACATTCCTAGTTACTGGGGTATGAATAATCCTGGTGGTTTAACTCCAATGTATATTGGTGTAAATAGACCAAAGCTTGGACCTATTAAATTCCAATTTAAAGGAGACTCAAGCCTATATGGATGCAAACTTCCTGTAGAAGGCGCTATCTTCTCAGATAGAAATACTAAGTCTACTGCATTATTAGATTTAATGAAGCCATATCAGATTGGATACAACATTGTAAATAATCAGATTGCAGATATTCTTGTAGATGAATTAGGTACTATCATCATGCTTGATCAAAATACTTTACCTAAACATTCTCTTGGAGAAGACTGGGGTAAAGGTAATTATGCAAAAGCATATGTAGCAATGAAGAATTTTCAAATGCTTCCATTAGATACATCAATTACAAATACAGAGAATGCATTAAACTTCCAGCATTTCCAAAAACTTGATCTGTCTCAGACAGAAAGATTAATGTCAAGGATACAACTTGCTAACTACTTTAAACAACAAGCATATGAAGTGATTGGAGTTAACCCACAAAGAATGGGTCAACAAATTTCACAACAGACTGCAACAGGCGTAGAACAAGCTGTTAGTGCCTCTTATGCACAGACAGAAGTATTCTTTATCCAACACTGTGATTATCTAATGCCTAGGGTACACCAAATGCGAACAGACTTAGCACAGTACTATCACTCAACTAATCCATCAGTTAGACTATCTTATGTTACCACTGCAGATGAAAGTGTAAATTTCCAAATGAATGGTACAGATCTTCTAATGAGAGACTTAAATATATTTGCTACAACTACAGCAAATCATAGAGCTATTCTTGAGCAGCTTAAACAAATGGCTCTTCAAAATAATACAACAGGAGCTTCTATTTATGATCTTGGTAAAGTTGTACAATCAGATTCTATTGCCCAACTTAATAATGCATTAAAATCTTCTGAGCAAAAACAACAGGAACAGAAACAACAAGAAATGCAGCAAGCACAGCAAATGCAAGAACAACAACTTCAAGCTCAACAACAAATGGAGCAAATGAAGATTGATGCTGAAATGGCTGAGAAAGAGAAAGATAGACAACGTGATATTCTTGTTGCAGAAATTAGAGCAGCTGGTTATGGTTCTATGTCAGATGTTGATCAAAACATGATATCAGATTATAGAGATGCTATGACAGAGATTAAACAAACAGAACAGTATAAAGAACAGACTCAACTTCAAAGAGAAAAGGAGACAAGTAGAAATGTACAACAAGATAAAAAGAATCAAATTGAACGTGAGAAGCTACAAGTTCAAAGAGAAATAGCAGATAAACAATTAGAAATTGCTAGAGAAAATAAGAATAAATACGATAATAAAAATAATCAAGGGCAGTAAGTAGCTATATAAGGCAAAATTTTTACTAGTGTTATTTTAAATTTCAAAAGTTTATTACTATATTAAATTATAACCAAAACCAACAACAATGGCAGAACCAACAAAAAATCCTGAAGAAGATCAGGTCTTAGACACTACAACGGTAGGTCAAGCAGATGTAAATATTGATGAGTTATTTGGGATGCCGGGTGCGGAAAGTGTAATGCTACCGGAAAACCAGGAACCTGAAAAATCTAAATCTGTATTCAGTAAGGATACAGTAGATATGACGTTCTTTGACAATGCTGATAAAAAAGATGATACTCCAGAAAAAAAGGTTGAAGTAGATGAGGCTATTAATGAACTTAATGAACTTATTACTCAAGAAGAAGAAACTGGAAACAAAGGAAGACCAAAAGTAGATAAGTCTGGTCTTTCTGAGTTAGCTCTTAAAATGATTGAAGAAGGCACGCTTATTCCTTTTGATGATGATAAGTCATTAGATGAATATACTACTAAAGACTTCCGTGAGTTATTTGAAGCTAACTTCCAAGAAAGAGAAAATAAAATTAGACAAGATACACCAAGAGAATTCTTTGAAGCATTACCAGAAGAACTTCAATATGCTGCTAAGTATGTAGCTGATGGTGGTACAGATCTAAAAGGTTTATTTAGAACACTAGCTCAAGTAGAAGAAATTAGACAATTAGATCCTACTGATGAATATGACCAAGCAGAAATTGCAAGACAATATCTTCACGCTACAAGATTTGGTACAGCAGAAGAAATTGAGTCTGAGATTGAAGATTGGGCTGACATGGGTAAACTAGAGCAGAAAGCTAATCAGTTTAAACCTAAGTTGGATAAAATGCAAGAATCTGTAATTGCACAGCAACTTGCAAATCAAGAACAAAGAAAGAATCAACAAGCTCAAGCTGCTAAAGTTTATACAGATAGTGTTTATAATACACTTTCTGCAAGTGAACTAAGTGGAATAAAACTTGATAGAAAAACACAAAGCTTGCTCTACTCTGGTTTAGTTCAACCAAGTTATCCTTCTATCTCTGGTAAGCCTACTAACCTATTAGGACATCTACTTGAAAAATATCAGTTTGTAGAACCAAGACATGATCTTATTGCAGAAGCTCTTTGGTTGCTTGCAGACCCTGATGGTTATAAAACTAAAATTAAAGACCAGGGTGGTAAAGCAGCTGTAGAAAAAACAGTAAGACAACTTAAAACAGAAGAAGCAAGAAAAATTACTTCTTCAACTATGGAGGAACAAGAAGATAAAAGATCTTCTTCAAGTAAACCTCAAAGAACACTCTCAAGACCAAATAATTTGTTCAAGAGATTTTAATTAGTAACAATTTAAATTAATATATACAATGGCAACTCCAGTAATGAACAATGGTATATTCCTTAGGGATACCGCTTACAACGCAAGTTCCCATGTGGATTCTTACCACTTGGTGAACATGCTGAAAGATGCAGAGCCAATGGACCTTGGTCCAGTGGATCTATGGGCTATGGCTCAAAAGGTTGAAATGCCTCTTTATCAAATGTCATCATTTGGTGGAAAAAATGTTATCAATGTAGATAATGCACGTGGGGAATACAGATGGCAAACTCCGGTTTCTATTGACCTTCCTTACATCATTGAAGATGTTGAACCAGACAATGACTTTAAAGGTGTTGATGGTACTACATTCCGTATCAAACTTAACAAAAGAGAATTTGGACATGGTGATATCATCACATATGACAAATACAATGGAGTTGAGATGTACATTACTCAAGAAGACATTCTTCCTTTAGGTGATGGTTATATCTACACTGTTCAATTAGTGAACAATGACAACTACAAATACATTGACAATAAGTATTTGGCTAACGGTACTAAAGTATTCCGTAAAGGTTCTGCACGTGGTGAGTATGGTGAGAGATTCTCTGACATCATTACTAATGCAGGTTTCCGTGAATTCTACAACTACGTAGGTGGTGCAGAAGCTCACGTTCACTACTCTATCTCTAGCCGTGCTGACTTGATGATCAAAGGTGGTATGAATGCAGATGGTACAGTTCCTGTAACTGAGATCTGGAGAAACTTTGATAAAACTATGGATCCATCTATTTCTTCTTTGGAAGACATGGTTAAAGTAATGGGTAAAGACTCTGTTAAGAAAGCATTTGACAACGGTAACTTGTCACGTACATTCTTGACTAATATGGAAGCAGCTCACTTGAGCAAAATTGCTATTGACATTGAGACTTACTTAATGTGGGGACATGGTGGTAGAGTTCGCCAAGATGGTCCAGATGATGTTAGATTGTCTGTGGGTCTTTGGAAGCAGTTGGATAACTCATTCAAAAGAGTATACAACAAAAATAACTTTACACTTGACTTGTTCCGTTCTGAGATCTACAACTTCTTCAATGGTAAAGTTGAATTCCAAGGTCCAGATCCAAAACGTAGCCTAGTTGTACAAACTGGTATGGGTGGTATGCGTATGGTTAATGAGGCTATCAAACAAGAGGCTATCTCTTCTGGTCTTCTTATCCAGGCTGCTGATATCGGTGCAATCACTGGTAAAGGTATGGACTTGAACTTTGGTTTTGCTTACACTTCTTATGTTATCCCATTCTTGGCTAACGTTAAGTTTGTGTTGAACCCAGCATTTGACAATGTTCATACAAATGATATTGAGAACCCAATCATTGATGGTTTCCCATTATCTTCTTACTCATTCATTATCTTTGACATCACTGATAATACTAATGACAATATCTTCTTATTGAAATTGTCTTGGGATAATCAATTGAAATGGTGGTATCAAAATGGTACTATGGACTACATGGGACGTAGCCAAGGCTTCCAGTCTTCTGGTCAGTTCAATGGTTACCGTGTAATGATGAGCCAAACAATGCCAGCTATCTGGGTTAAAGACCCAACTAAAGTGTTGAAAATTGTTATGAGAAACCCTGTAACTGGTGGATCATTCTAATCTAAACTAGAAAGGTAAGGGAGGGGGAAACTCCTCCCTTTTTTTCTTTATATTTACCCAACAAAAATAAAACCAACAAAACATGGAAAATTTCACAATGGTAGAAACCGGTGGAGGAAGAGTAAAGCAAACAGCTATTGCAGTCCGCCCGTTCTTTGACAACTCAGTCTCTAATATGGGATTGGAAAATTATGGTTTATCTCTTTATGATGGAGTTAAGCACTTTGAACAACTTGCTTGTCTTGAGCAAAATGGAGTTATTAGATATCTTACTGGTCTAAATGAATTTGCACCAGAGATTAAACTTCTTATGCCTGAAGATAAAGAAGCAAGAGTAAAAGAAATTAGAACTGCCGTAGCAGAACTTGAAAAAGAGCTTGCTGCTAATGTTCTAGATATTGAGGATCCACAGTTCTGGAACAATGTTAAATTACTTTCTCCAAACAATAAAGAATTCTGGAATAGAATTAATATTGCCTGTGGTAATGAACCTGTATTCTTAGATCCTAATGATCCGTATGATAGAATTAAACTACATGCTATTGAAGCTGGTGGATTTTCTATTGTAGCAAAAAGTTTTGATGATGCAAGATCAAGAGCTGTTCCTCCTAAGTTTTACTTAGACAAACAAGAGCAAACAGTTGTTGCAAGAACTGAATACAAGAAAATGCGTAACAAAGCATTGGCTGAACTTCAGAAATTATTTGATAAAAACAGTACTAAACTATTCTATGTAGCTAAAGTAGTAGATGGTAACAGTACACAATATAGAAAGTCAACACCTAATGATATTATGTATGAGAACATGGACTTGTACATTAATGGAGAAGGAGTTGAAAGCAACAAAGAAAGGGCAGCTAAGTCCTTTATTGAAGCTGTAGGAATGGATATGGAAACATTAAAAATTAAATCAATTGTACGTGATTCCGTATTTTTTAAGTATATTATTAATAAGGCTGATGGTTACATCTACCATGCTAAGACTAATGCAATGTTAGGGCGCAATGTTTCAGATGTAATAGATTATTTAAAGAATCCAATTAATGAGGATGTTCTAACAGATCTTAACAAAGCCTGTGAAAAATTTTGGAACTCTTAAAATTAAAATAAAATGAAAAAATATCAAGATGGTAGTCCTATGAGACCTACAATGAAACCTTCTACAAAAACAGGACCTGGTTATAAACCCGCTCAAGGTGCACCAAAAGTAACTATAACACCAAAAGCAAAAAAAGGTGGCTCAGTTAAAAAATATCAAGATGGTGGAATGACCGGTTTTGAAAAAAGACAAGCTAAAAAAGTAGGTAGAGCAGAGACAAGAGCTGCTGTTGCTAATATTGAAGGAGAAGGTACTGTTGCTCAAAAAAGAGATAATAGAGCTGAACGTGTATCTACAATGGCAGGAACTGCTAGAGCTAAAACTCCAAAATCAGTTTCTACATCAACTTCTACATCTACAGTTAATAATAATGAATCTTCTAGCATGGCTAAATCGCCTCAAGATTCTATAAAAAGTACTGGTAAAACAACTAAACCTGTTACTCCTAATAAACCTATGGGTCCTGTAGGTAAAGCACCAGACTATCCAAGAACTCAAAAAAGTGGTCCTAAAAAACCTATGATGAAAACAGGCGGTATGGTAAATTCTAATGCTAAAGTTACTGCATCAAAAGCTGCTAAAGGAAAAGTTGGCGGTATTAGTAAAGCTCCTAAGACTGCTATACCTAAAGCTAAGTATGGCATGTCAATGCGCAAAAAATAATTGCAATGCCAAAAGATGCTTGTTATAGTAAAGTAAAGGCACAGTATGCTGTGTTTCCTTCAGCAAGAGCATCACAAGCTATTGCTAAATGTAGGAAAGGTTCTGGTAATGTTAGAAAAACAAAAGCAGGATCAGACTTAAAAAGATGGCAAGCAGAAAAGTGGCAAGACACAAAATCTGGTAAACCTTGTGGAGCCGGTGGTAAAAATGAATACTGCCGGCCAACAAGGAGAGTATCTAAGGATACACCTAAAACAAAGTATGAACTAACTCCATCTAAACTAGTCGCTAAGAAAGCTGAGAAGTCTAGAGTAGGTATGGGAAGAAGAGTTAAAAAAGCATAGTTATGGCAATTAAAAAAACAACAGTTAAAAAAGCAACTCCAGCAAAAAGAAAAACTGGAGGAATTGCTATTTCAGGTCCCAATAAAAATGAAATGAGAAAGTGGGAAATTGAATCAGCACTTAGTACTCTTAAGAGAGCAGATGAAATCCGTAAGGATACTAAGATGATGAATGATGTTAAGAAACTTGCTCAAGAACAAATGAGTGTTCTTAAAAATATTAAGTAGTTATGGCAAAGTCTCCAGCATGGCAAAGAAAAGAAGGTAAGAATCCAGCAGGAGGTCTTAATGCTAAAGGTGTTGCTTCTTACAGAAAAGCTAATCCAGGTAGTAAATTAAAAACTGCGGTAACAACTAAACCATCAAAGCTTGCTCCAGATAGTAAAGATGCTAATAGGAGAAAATCATTTTGTGCTAGAATGACTGGTATGAAGAAAAAACTAACAAGCTCTAAGACAGCTAATGATCCTAAATCAAGGATTAATAAGTCTTTAAGAAAGTGGAACTGTTAAAAATTATATAAGATGAAAACATTAAAAACTTGCAAGACTGGTTGCGGTAAAATGAAATCCGGAGGAACTGTTAAGAAAGTAAAGAAGATGGCTGCTGGTGGTCAAATGTATGGTATTCCTCAAACAGGTCCAACAGGTCCTAATTACCAGGGTGTTGATACAATGAAACGTGGTGGAATGGTTAAGAAAAAAATGGCTAAAGGTGGTTCTACTTTTGGAATGTTATCTGTTAAAGCAGGTATTGATAAGAATCCTAAACCTACTGCTGCTGATAGAATTGCTGGTGCAAAGATGAACAAAAAGAAAATGGGTGGAACTATTAAAAAGAAATAACCATGGCTATTAAGAAAACTGGATCAAAACAAAATTGTATGACTGGGGGAGATTGCCCTGATGGATACTATTGTGGACCTGGTGGAACATGTTTACCACAAAAAAAATCACCAGGTACATTTTCTGGACCAAGTGTTAAAGTAGCAGGTGCTATTTTAGGTGGTGCTGGTGCAGCTATTGGCACATATTTAAGTGCCGGTAAAAGAGATGCTAAGAAAAAAGAAAAAGCAGAACAAAAAAAAATTGATGATACTGCTAAAAAAATTACAAGCAATGTAATGAAAAAAGGTGGTTGGATTGATAGTGCTATTAAGAAACCAGGAGCTCTTAGAGAACAGCTTGGCATAAAAAAAGGTAAAACTATTCCTAAAGCTACATTAGCAGCTGCAGCTAAAAAAGGTGGTAAGCTTGGTCAAAGAGCAAGACTTGCAATCACACTTGGTAAAATGAAGAAAAAATAAAATTATGAAAAAGACTAATAAATCTAATCCACTTAAAACCTTTAATGACAACAAAGCCATGGCTTATAAAAAAGCTGGTGGTGAAATGGCTACATTTAAGAAGTATTTAACTAAAGCTCAAAATGGTATTAATGTAAATTCAGGAATGGATTCTATATCTAAGATGCCGGCTCCAACAGGTAAAAGACCAAACTATGTAAAAATTAAAGAAGGTAGTTATGGTAAAGGTAATCCAGGTAATTATATGAATTCTGCAAAATCTAGACCTATGACTCCTCAAGTTAATTATAGAGATGAGATTCGAAAAAAATATGGTACTGGACCAGATGGTAACTTAACCCCAGAAGATATTATGAAGTTAAAAGCTAGAGGAGTAATGAAAAAGGGTGGTACTGTTAAAAGAAAAAAATAAGAAATGTTAAATAGTACAATTGAAATAAAGATCAAGCAACGGCTAAATAAATTAGATAGCCAAGACTATGACAACATTGAATGTTGGCAAATAGTTGAGGCATTTAATAAAGCTCAAGTTGAATGGGTCCGTAGACAACTTCATGGTACTAACATTTTTAAAGAAGGTGATGAAGGTTCAACACGTAGAAAAGATGATCTTCATATTCTTCTTGAAACAGAAGACTTAAGTCTTACAGATAAAGAATACTATTATTTTGGAAATGTTCCTAAAGAATATTTGCAATGGAAAAGAGTAGATGTTTATGCAAATAAAGACTGTTGTACTAAAAGAAGAATGACAGTTTATTTTGCAGAAGAAGGTGACTTAAGTTTACTTTTAAAAGATACCAACAAAAAACCTAGTTTTGAATGGGGTGAAACTTTTTGTACACTGATTGGTAAGCATGTTAACATTTATACTAATGATGATTTTAATATTGAATCAGCATCATTAATATATTATAGACAACCAATTAAGATTCAAATACAAGGTTGTGTAGATCCTTATACAGGTTTACAATCTACACAAAATATATTTTGTGAGTTTAAAGATGATATCATAGAACTAATTATTGATGAGACTGTAAGTATTTTAGCTGGTGACATGGAATCTTTTAACCAGTTTTCTAGAGGTACAGAAACAGCAGAACGTAACAATTAAAAATAATGGACAAACCTAGAATGTTAAAAAGAAATCCAGAGCCTGCAAAAACTTTAAGCAGACCTCAACCTGTTGTTACGCAACCTAAGAGTGAACCAGCTAAACCAGAACCTACTCCAGATAACGGAGTTGGTGGAAGCTCATTGGATACTATGACAGCAGCATGTGCTACAGAAATGATGAATGCTGCAGTTAGTTTTCATAGATTACATTTACAAGTTAAAGGTGAGGGTTCATATGCAGCCCATAAAGCATTAGGTGCATTCTATGAAGGCTTACATGATAAAGCTGATACACTTATAGAAGGATACCAAGGAGTATCAGAGAAGCTTCTTACTTACACTAATATGCCTATTAGAACTCTAGATACTACTGCAGATGCTGTAGCATATCTTAGAGATTTATATAACATAGTGAACAAGCTCCAGGGTATGATGCCTTACTCAGAGATAGTAAACAATCTAGATCTTGTTAAGGATTCAATTAACTCAGCAAAGTACAAATTACTTTTCCTAAAATAATTTTGGAAGTTTCAAAAACTTTCACTATATTATATTATATATTTATAAATTAAAACTTAGAAAAAATGGCTTATTTTAATCACGCTTTTGAAAAAGCATTTTTAGGTACAGGTGCTACACGTTCAAGTGTTGCTGTAACTAAATTAGATGGCACTACTGTTTCTACTAGTACTAACTTAGGTTATGTTACTACTGACGGTGTACCTACTTATGGTTTGAACCAATTGAAAGCATCAGCTGCTTCTGAAACAGCTAATGGTTACTTTGGTATTTTTAGTCCAAGTACTAACTTGACAATTACTCCAAACACTTGTTGTAATGCATACATTGCAGGTTCTGCAATTTATGATAATGATAAGATTGGTCCATTGGCAGGTGGTTACCAAGAGACTAACAAGTCTAAAATGATCAACCCTAAGTATGTATCACGTTTCTATTCAGTAGCTCCATGTTCTCCACAGAACAATGTAATCCACGTAGGTTCTACATATTGGACTGCAGGTGGTGGTGTATTGACAACTGACACATTAGTAGCTGGTACAGGTTATCCTGCAACAGGTATTGCTGCTGTAACTGGTGGTACTGGTACAGGTATGGTTGTTTCTTATGTTGCTGGTGGTGGTACTGTTGATTCAATTGTTATTGTTAATCCTGGTAAAGGATATACAGTAGGTGACACACTTACAATTGATGCTGGTAATGATGATGCAACATTTGATGTTCTTACTGTAACTGATGCTCATCCACAAACAGGTTGTGGTACTACAGCTGAGTGTTGTAAAGAATTCTTATGTGGTGAAACATACTACCTCCGTTTGGATGTTAAAGGTTCTCCTGCATTACGTTTCTTAAACCACAATGCATATGCAACTGTTGATGCTTACACAGGATGTTGCCCAGATGGTGCA